ATTGATTTGGCAGCGGCAGTGGCCCAGTTGGACCCGGTAACCGCTGAACAATTACGGGCCTCCTTTCTCGACTGAGCCAAATCGCGGTATAGTGCTACCGTATCGACGCCACGGAAAAGTAACTTGGCAAATAATGACGGACGTACGCCGGACGCACCGCCGGTAGCAGCTTCACCTTTGGTGGATGCCGCATCAGGTGTTTCGAGCGCAGCTTCAACAGGCGGTACACCATCGAGCCTTAACGATCTGCAACGACAGGTTGAGCAGTTATCGCGGGGACATTCGCGCCTCCAGTCAGAGCGGGACCGCCTTGCTTCGGAGAATCAAAACCTCCAGCAATCGGCCAGCGCTACGCAGGAAGCCGAAAGTCGTCGCACACTGGATTGGGCTCGTTCTGCACCACCAGCAGAGGTAGGGCAAGCATACGTGCGCCAGCTTGAGCAGGCGCAGGTGGCACGGCCAGACCCGCAGGTTGCAGACAATATAAGAGGCGAGGGTCGCCAGCAGGGACAACGGGAAGCAATGGAGGCGCTGGTTGGCGCGGCTAAGGAACGTGGATGGTTTGCCGATGAGGCATCGTTCAACGATTTCATAGCTGATCCAAACCGCACACTCGATGACCTTCTCGATCAGGCCAGATCATCGACACCGTCGATGCCTGCGCCTACGGCATCGGTGCCGAACTTTGGGGAAGGTTCCCCAGCGGTTCAGCCCGGTCATATCACTGCGGAAACGATCCTCGATATGAAACGGAACGGAACCCTGAATGCAGAACAGGTTGCGGAGTGGTACTCAAATGATGAGACTCGCGCCCAGCTTGATGCTGCACTCGCGGGAATACGTTCCGTCTAGCAGCAAATGAGGCATAACAATGGCGCTTGACGCCGTAATTCCGGAGGTATGGGCCGGACGTCTCCTTGCGAACCTCAACGATGACCACGTATACGCCGCACTCGGAAATCGCGATTATGAGGGCGATATCAAAGAGTATGGTGACGTGGTTCGGATTAACTCCATTGGTCGTGTGACAGTGTCTTCGTACACCAAGAACACAACCATCGGAGCCCCAGAAGCCCTGAACGCTGAGGGTCAAACCCTCACAGTGGATCAGGCGTCATACAGTAACTTCCAGATTGATGACGTTGACAAGCGTCAGCAACGACCGAAGTTAATGGACGACGCAATGGCAGAAGCGGCTTGGCGTCTATCGGACACGATGGATGCAAACGTCGCCACGCACATTGCGGACACTGGGTCCGGATTTGGCAGTGCGTCTACAGGTAACCGATTAGCAGACACGACGATTGTTTCGTCGGACGAGAATGCTTACGGCTTGCTTGTTGACCTCAAGGTCAAACTTGATGAGGACAACACGCCATCATCAAACCGCTGGGTCGTAGTTCCACCGTTTTTCCACGGTGCGTTGCTACAGGACCAGAGGTTTGTATCGTTTGGTACTGGCGAGAACCGCTCGGTTCTTACCAACGGTGCCATCGGGCGTGCAGCAGGATTCACGATCCATCTTTCCAATAATGTTCCTACTACAGGTTCAGGCTACAAAGTCCTTGCCGGGTATCCGGGCGCACTGTCCCTTGCGGAGCAAATCCCAATGGACAGCTTTGAGTTTTACCGACCACAGAACCGATTCGGTGATGCGGTCAAGGGGCTCCACTTGTGGGGCCGAAGACTCACGCGACCAGATAACGTGGCAATGGTTGTAGCGGCTGATGGAGGTTAGGCAATGGCTAATGTAAGCGTTGGTCTAACCACTCTCTCTGCTAATACGTTCTCATCCGATATGCGGACAACCGCAGGGACAGCTGTGACGGTGGACAGTGGAAACACTGCCGTTATCGCGGCTCCCGGTGGCGGGTATCGGCTGATTATCTTTGCTGAGAACAACTCGACTGCGGATGTGTCTGCGCTCTGCACAATTCAGGCAGGCGACAAACCACCCGCTGAAGGCGCTGGTCGGGGCAATACAGCCCTGACAGAGTTCGGCCAGAACGAACTTCGTGCGGTGACTATCGATATGAGTCGCCACTCGCAATCTGACGGTACGATTGAGATTGCGGTGACTGACTCAACTTCGACAGCCGTCGTCGCGGATGTTCGGTTCACGGCCCTTCGTATCGGTCGAGATGTCTAGCACGTGAGACAGGATCGGGTCGGGGGCTTCGGTTCCCGGCCCGATTTTCTATATGGGTTCACATTCTGGGGGAGAAATGTTTGGGGCAGCTTGTTTCATACCTGCGCG